TCTATCATTTCATTTTCTCCTTTCATAAATAAAAAGAGATAGAACTATGCCTATCTCTCGTTTTCCCCTTAAAGGGAATTAGTTAGCAAGTTCTCGTATTCGAGCGTGTAGTATTCTACTCTATGCTATTAAATAAATTGACTTGTTGTGTTATATCCGCAACCACAACCATTGTTGTTGCAAGTAAATATTGGTGTACGTCCATATACTGGTGTACTAGGTACTGGACAATTGCTTAATCTGTTATATAAAGCGTCTACTTCATTAGCAAAACCTTGAGCTATAAATGCGTTTTGAGCAACTTGACTAGCTTGTAGGTCTTTCATTGACAATTGTCTTTCTAGGTCAGCTATCTTCTCGTTCTTAGCATCAATCTTATCGTTGCATAATTGGTCTAATATACGTTGAGTATTAGCAGTTTGATTAATTAATACATCTTTAAGTCCGTCAGCTAAGGCAGCTCTATCAGCACAGTTTTCACTTAAAATAGTGCTATTTAAGTTAGCTATTCCTAAGCGGTTTTCACAGCAGCAATCAGCAAATTGTCTACTTAAGTCAAATGCTGTATTCATATTAGCCATTTGTCTATTATTGGCTGCAATTTCTGCATTGTATGCAGTAGTGTTTATGGCACTTGTGATGTCATTTCCTACATTACATAATTGGTTAGATAATCCATAAATGCCATCTCTAGTTCCTTCGATTTGGTTACTTAGATGTAATGTGTCAAATCCATTATTAGTGTTGTTCATAATTTCTTTTTGTCCATTACTTAACCAAGCATATCCGTCATCAAATCCATTATTTCCGCCAAAGAATCCGTTTCCGTTTCCATTGTTTCCCCAGATTAAGGCAAGTAATACAATTAGCCAGATAGCTGAATCTCCACCAAATCCTCCGAAGCCACCATTTCCGCCAAAGTTACCATATACTGGATATGGAATATATCCATTACCACCATTTGTAGTAGCTAATTCCACTGTTGGTTGAATTGAACCTCCGTTCATAAAATTCCTTCCTTTCTATTAATCTATATCAACTCTATTTAGAGCTAATACCAAATTGTTTTAATTGTTCGTTTGTAATACCAAAACCATTAGCAAATTTTTGAAATTGTTTCATTTGCTCTGGACTATATTTGCTAGTCATATTGTTTAGTATCTCTTGAGGATCACTTTGATTTTTTGTTAGACTTTGAAACTGTTGAAACAGTTGTGGGTTCTTTGCTTTCAATTGGTTTTGCAATTGGTTCAGTAACATTGTCATTGGATTCATTATTTTTCATTCCTCTCTTTAATTCTTCGATTTGTGCTTGTAAATATTCAATTTGCAAGTCTTTGTTGTCTTTAGGTATAATCTCCTTTAATTCGTAAGTTTTTATGTTGTTCTTAGCATCTTTTATCCAAACAACACTCATATCCTTACTAAAAAAAGGAGTATCACCTATAACAACTTCCTTTTGTACTTCATCCATAGAATTGGAATATCTCATTACGCTTAAATTATTGTTTGGGGCTAATTGAAAGTTTTGAGTTAGACTAGCGGGTTGTTGCATGGTCTGCGTAGGTATTTGACTTTTCAATCTTTCTAATTCAGCAATTTGATTATTAATTCTATCTATATTAGCCTGAGAATTATAGATAGTAGCGTAAGGGTTGTTATACATAATATCTCCTCCTATAAAAAAATGGAGATGCAAGCTTCATTAAATTGTGTTTTAAACAAAATAACGAATTTACATCTCCTTCTAATAGCACCGATTTCTCGTTGCTACAATAAAAGATTACAATAAAAAAAGATTGTAAAAACGAAAGAAAAAAGAAATTATTTACAATCTTTATTCATTAATATACTAGCCTTGTATACTGTCCAATTATAATAATCACAAAATAGGTTTTTAAGTTTTCTAATTTCAGTTCCTACTGTCCTATCGCTCACTCCTATCTCATCCCCTATTTTTATTAAACTATCTTTATTTAGCCACATATCAAGTATTTTCTTCTGTTCTTCTGTTATATTTACTGTTTTCAAAAAATCATCATATATTGGCTTTATTTTAAGTTTTTGATACATACTATCCCTCTTTCGAGAAAGTATGGTAACACAAAAAAATAGTATGTAAAGGAAGAAAAAAAGAAAAATTTCGTAACATTTGCGTTTATATTTGTGTAATTTTTGCGTGTTATTTTAGCCAAATAAAAAAGTATATTTTAAATCATATACTTTTTAGTTTTATAATATATATCTTTTCTTCTGTTTTGTATTGTTCTCTCGCTATAATGAATTTTATCTCCTATTTCTTTACAAGAATATCCATCAACTAACGACTTAAATATCTTATGTTCGTTTTTCTTTTTGTTTAGAATATTAGAAGAAAGAATATATTTATACATTTCAGGTTCAAAATTGTATGTATATTGCATTAATTTCATTTTTTCCTCCAATCAAGCGACTATAATACTATACTTTTATTTTTTTGTAAATAAAAAACACCATAATCGGTGTTTTAATTTATTACCCATCCTTTATTTGTACCTATTGCTAGTTCATCGGCTGATAATCTTCCTATATGACTTGAACCTAATGTCAATGTATATGTTCCACTTTCTCCTGTTACATCTTTTAATTTATTCATTATATCTACCAAACAACTATGTGTTAATCTAGTATCATCTGTTAAATTGACATTATTAATAGCAAAATTATCATATAACTCTAAAAATTGGATATAACTTCCAAATAAAGGATTTCCAGAGGTTTTTGTTGGAAATGTTGTACAAGTGCTTGGTATTGTTAATTTTCTTAAACTATAATTATAAATAAAAATACCTGCTGTTGATATTGAAGTAATATTAGGGCAAACCAACTTTTCTAACGAATACGCATAATTAAAATAATTACTCAACGTTGTTGCAGTACCTATGTCTACTTCCCTTAAACTATAACAATTATTAAAAGAGGTAGTGTCTATGGTAAAATTATTACCTTCAACTTGCTTTAAATTATAACAATTGTTAAACATTCTTGCTCTATCATTAGGAATTGTATTATTAAAATTAACGTGTTCTAATGCCGAACAATTGTAACATAAATACCAATTATTTCCAGAATATGTAACAGTTGAACTAATTTGAGCTTTATCCGAAAATTCTATATTTCTAAACCATCGATTAGCATTACCTGTTGAAATAGAACCTATAGCAACTCCATAAGTTGAAGTTATTTGAAAATCTCCAAAATATATTTCTAATCCTCTAAAAGATGTAAGGTCTATTAATTCGTTTGCTGAATATGTTTTGGATTTTCTATATACTATTACATATCTTGTTTTATATCCTTCACTACAAGGTTTATCATAGGTTGGGTCCCAAGTATGTATAATGCCTCCGTGTCCATACCAAGCTCCATCACTTGTTAGTAGCCCTTCTGCTTTAGTTGCTGCAAAACCCGATATTGCATTCCAATCATCTACTAATATTGCAAATACTGGGTAAAGAGTATTACCATTATCATCTAATCTTGTTTCAGCATTATCTAATATTGTTTTAATATCCCACCAATCACTTGGTCTTTGCCAACCACTTCCACCACCACTTGGTATATTAGCTATTGCTGTATCAAATGTACTAGCTTGTATTGAACCGCTAGTACCAGCTTTTGTTCTTATTGCATCTGCTACATCAGTTAAAAAATGTGGTAATGTATCTGTTCTAGCCATTTATATCGCCTCCTTTTTAAATTTTATATATTCTTGAGGTGGTTTGTGCAATCCTAATTTATATGCGTGTAGCATATTTTGGCTTCTAGAACAATATTCTAAATTATTTACATTATTATTTGCTTTATTTCCGTCTTTGTGATTAACTTCTTTATAATTATTCGGATTATCTAAAAAAGCCTGTGCTACTAATCTATGAATAGCAATATTTTTTTTCTTTCCTCTTTTTCCACACCCTAATCCAACAAACTTATAGCCAAAACAATTTGTTTTTTCTTTTAATATCAATTCTCTGTCAAAATATTTTTTATATATATTACTATAAAATTTTGAAGTTTTTACTCTGCCTAAATTACTTACTTGATAATTATGATAATCTTTTATCTCTTTCCAAATTTCTTCCATATAAGCCCCCTAATAGCTTCCACCTAACGTATTTGTAATTGCATTATTGATAGCATCATATACACATTTAGCACTTGGATATTGTGTATCGGTACTAGAGGCACTTAATGAAGTTACTTTATTAGTTGGTACTTCCCAGTTTACTGTATTTGTATCGTAGAATATTAATGAGTTATCATTTTCCATTACTAAAGCTATATATTTGCCGTGGTCGTTGCCGTCCATTACTGTATATAATCTTATAAAACCTTGCTCTAATCTTGCATAACTATATATAGAATTATCATAACTAATTTTACATCTATTATCATATAATTTTGCTAATAATTCTGCGTTTGATATTGTATCTCCTATTTGATAACCAGATAAATCTACAACAATATTTCCATAATCATATACTGCTTTTGCACTAGAATATTGTGTATCAGTAGAATATTGGCTTATAGTAGTTGTCTTGTTTGTAGTATTTTCAAAATTACTTAATTCATTACTTGTAACCAATTCTCTTTGTATTAATTGCCAACTATCTCCACTTCCACCATTAGTTCCTATTATAGAAAATGCTAATACGTCATCTCCATTATCACTAAAGCAATTAAATTGAGCCAATAAGAAGTCGGTCATATCTTGTGCCATTAAGAAATTAATAGTGGCTGTAACTCCTGACTCATTATCGGTATACGAACCTTCTATTAATTTACCAGAACCATAAGCACTAATAATATCACTTATTGATTTGTCAGAGGTTATTGTATCATCTTCGTTTATAAAGTTT